CGGCATCGGTTGCCCCAGCGCCGCCGCATAGGCTTGCTGGGCCAACTGCTCACCCTGACGCTTCTCATAAGCCTGGTTGAAGGCGTCGCCGAGCTTTGACAGATCGGAAAAATCAGCGTGCAGGTTCGGGGTGAAGGTCGGGAGTTGAAGTGTGGGGATCGTGGCCATGATCTAGCCGAATAACTTCTTTCCAAGCATACCGCCGCCCGGGCCGCCCAGGAAACTGGCGCCCAGTCCCATAACACCCTTGGCAAGACCGAGCAGATTTCCGGCCCCCTGCTCTTCGCCCTGTGCGACCAGATTATTCTGACCGACCAGCCCTTGCGTCTGCCCGGTCAACAAACCGATCTGATTGGCTGTGTTGCCTTGATAGACATTCGACAGCCCGCCTGCGAGGCCCGCCTGCCCGCTCGCCGCCGCCATTTCCGGACTGACCAGCCCAGACAAATTCGAAAGCCAATTGTTATATTGCTGATTTTGCGCGTTCTGCGCGTAGGTCATGGCATCGAGATCGGTGTTGCCGGAATTGAGATTGCCAGATAGCGCATGCGCGCGATTGATAGCGTCGAGACCTTGGGTGATCCCGGCTTGATAACCGGGACCTGTCTGGAAGTTAGCGTAAGCTCGCTGTTGCGCCGCCGGCCCATTGACGCCGAGTGCGTCGAGATAGGTCGAGGTGCCGGCGCCGTACTTGCTCTGCAACCCCGAGAGATCACCGATCGCCGTCTGATACGGTTGCGTCGCCTGCGGCAGACCGGCTGAGAGGATCTGGTTGCCCTGGCCGTAGTATTGGTTGATCAGTCCCGTATTCTTGGCAGCCGCTTCCTTCTCGGCGCCGCCGCCAAATAGAGTGTCGAGAAAGCCCATTAGCTTGCTCCTGCTGCTTGAGCCGCAGAGCGACCATCTCCATTCGCCATCAGCCCTTCATGACTGACCTGCTGCGCCAATTGCTCCTGAACCTTGATGACGACGGGTGCGGCTTCCCGCATCGGCGCCCAGGTGGCGCAATTCAGCAGCCTTATCCATTCGTCCTGACTAAGTTCGACTCTCATCATGGAACCACCTTGAACAGCAGTGATTTCTGCGTTGGGCTGCCACTGTCATAGGCGAATGCGATCTGGTCGATCGCTCCTTGCGCGCCCGTAACATCCTGCTCCGTAATGTCGGCGCGATGACCGGGTTTGGTAAAGTAGTCACTGATCATCGCAGGATCGGCCACGATCCGCTCATTTTGCGTGCGCAAATCCTCCAGCACCTTGATGAAATTCTGAATTTGCGCAGTGTAGTAATTCACGAAGATGACTGGATCACTCATATCAATTGCACCTTTCTGATTGTCCCAGCCTTGTTGAAGCAGAGCCAGGTTTGGCCTGCTGATGTATCGTCAATCATTGCAAAAGAACCGGAAGGCAGATCGCCGGCCGCAGGAGCGCCCGCTTTCGCAAAACCATGAATGGCAATTAAGCGGATGACGCCTGTGCCGCCCTTTTGGGTGCCGATGACGAAGACGTTGGAGGTGACGTTCCAGTCGAAGATGGCACGCTCATAATTGTTGGCGACGCCTAGCGAGTCTTGGCTGTTGTAGATATGAACAGCAGCAGGAACTGTATTGCTGGCTTGGTTGAACGACCAAGTATAACCGGTCGTGAGATGGTAATCGAGCAGAGTTAAACTGCCAGCACCTGAGTTGGTCGAAAGGGCTATCGTGTTGCCTACCGGAGAGGAGGGGCCGAGAAAGCCTCCAATCCAAGTATTCCCGCCGCTCGCGCCAGTCAGATTTTGCCCGGCCTTATATCCAATCAACGTGTTATAATTGACGCTGCCGCCGCCGCCGCCTCCTATGTTATTACCTGCAGTTGCTCCGATAACTACATTTCCGTTGGCAACGGTAGGAGCGATAACATTACCAAGAGAATTAAAGCCCATAGCGATGTTGCCCGCGCCCTGCTCTATTTGAGACAGCGCAGCAAAGCCAAGCGCAACATTCTGGACATTTCCGCCTGAGCCTGCGCCGCCATTTCCAAGGGAATAAAGCGCTAGTACCCCAATCGCGGTATTGTCAGAATCAGATTGACTTGAAGTTAAGGCCGAAGTCCCGAAGATAAAGTTCTGATAACCGTCAGTAAGATGTCGGCCCGCGCCATTCCCTACAGCGCAATTTTGGTATCCAGTTGTCAGGGACGAAAGGGCGAGGTCTCCCGTGGCCATATTCTGATAGCCGGTCGCGGTAAAGTTGCCGGCGTTGCCCTCGAACCAATTATCACCAGACCCGTTCGCAACTCGGTAGATTGCAAGTTTGCCCGCTGTATAAAAACGAGTATCCCTCAGTATCCCCGTTCCGCCTGCGCTTCCGGTCGGAGTGCCGACAACAAACACATTGCTGGTGACGTTCCAATCGAGGACGCCGCGTTCGTAGTTTGTGGCAACGCCGATAGAGTCTTGCGTATTATAGATGTGGACAGCAGCAGGCTGACCGAGATGAAAATCTTTGCTGAAGGACCACGCGCTGTAGGCAGCACCAAGCCATGCACTGGTAGTGACCGCATAATCCAGCATCTCATTAGCGCCGGAGCCGATGCCGTTGCAAAGAGCTATGCTGTCAAAATAAGAAACGGAGTTTCTGCCTGTATAACCTCCAATCCATGCATTGGAACCAGAGTTGATTTGAACATTGCTTCCGCAATTGTGCCCAATAAACGTATTGTTTGCGACCGTTCCACTTGCGCTTGTGCCCAAACTAAGACCAGCATTCGCGCCAATAACAGTATTGCCGGTCGCATCGCCTGTAATACCGCTTAGTCCTCTATCACCAATCGCGATATTGTTCGCACCCGTCGTCTGACTCGTTAGAGAACCAAAACCGATTGCAATATTTCCGGTGTTACCGCCAGAACCCGCGCCGCCATTCCCCAATGTCGCAAGTGCAGCATAACCGATGGCAACGTTGCTAGAATCTAATTTGGTAAACCAGAGTGCATTGTTGCCAAGAGCAATGTTTTGGGCACCCGCTGTGCATTGGTTAAGAGCGACCGCCCCCATTGCGATATTGTTATAACCAGTCGTAAGACTGGCCATACAAGTATCGCCCGTGCCGAAATTCAAGTAGCCGGTCAGCGTCGAGTTACCCGCGCCCGCCTCAAACCAGTTGTTGCCGGACGCGTTCGGTACACCGAATAGTGCGCGAACGCCGTTAACCCAATACTCCCCGGTTGGCGTCCCGGTGCTGCCAACCTTCAAACGAAGGTTCGTATTGTCCCAGAAGAATTGACTATTGTTCTGCGCGAGATTGCCCGAACCGTCGATGAACAGCACACTACCCGAGGTGCCGCTTGTAACAGCGCCACCAATGGCCATGCCGCCGCCGCCGCCAGTAAGCGCAGAAACCAAGACAGTCTTCATGGTGTCTGAGGTGGTGCTATCTAACAGCAGCAGATGATCGGTACCAACCGGCGTTGTCTTGTTGGAAAGACCCGCCCACTTGATAGGACGAACGATGCCCGTTCCACCCGCCTGCGTGCCAATGACGAACACGTTGCTGGTGATGTTCCAGTCGAGGACGGCGCGCTCATAATTAACTGCTGGAAAAGTAAGGCCACCTGAACCCGTGGTATTATAGAGATGAAGTCCAACGGGGCTGACGTTGGACATAGACCACACTTGAGAAGTATTCAGTTGCCAATCAAGCAACGGAGTAAGACCAGAAGCGCCACCAGACCCATCTGATATAACTACGGTGCTGGTTTGCGTCGTCGATGGGCCGGAATACCCCCCAATGTAGACATTTGAGGCGGAGGTACCAGAAATAGAGCTACCAGCTGCGGGGCCAATTCCCACGTTAGAACTGCCCGTGGTAATACCTGACATTGATTGGAAACCAATACCGAGGTTGGCATTGCCTGTCGTCATTCCGCTAGCGGCGTTAGCGCCAAGGGCTACGTTAGCGCTGCCAGTCGTTAGACCCCCACCTGCTAAGTGACCAATTCCAACGTTATTGATACCAGTAATAAGATTTTGGAGGGCATTGCCTCCGACAGCCGTATTAGAGCCACCGGTAGTGATCGCATTCAGCGTAAAATATCCGATGGCGGCGTTATTAGCGCCGGTAGTCAAGCCGGCCATCGAGCCAACACCGATAGCGGCGTTAGAGTGAGCCCCAAGTCCTTCGCAAGTAAAGTTGCCAGCACCGCACGCAAAGGCGTTACCGCTGCTGCTCGGATCAGTGAGATAGAGGAATATCTCTCCTCCCCACGTCCTCAGCGCAAAGTGAGTGTCATCCCAGAAGAACTTGGCGTTGTCCTGCGCGAGAACAGGACCGGGGCCAATGAACAGGACGCTGCCCGGCGTGCCGGCCGTGACCGCGCCGCCGATGGACATGCCGCCGCCGCCCCCGCCAGGCAACGACGACCACGCGATTTTCTTCAGCGCGCCGCCCGCGGCATTGTCCTGCAACAACAATTCATCCGTCGCAACCGGCGTGACCTTTGCCGTCAAACTGCCGATCATGAAATCGCTTGGCGCAGCCGGCGCGCCCGTTGGATTGCCCTTCAGCGTATAGGCAGCCACTGCGGCAAGCTTGGCATTGGTAATGGAGGCAGCGGTAATCGTCGTCGGAATCGTGCCGGTGCCGGTGCCGGTCACATCACCTGTCAGGGTGATCGGCCCGCCGCCACCGCCGCCGCCAGCGGCTTCCGCAATCTCAACCAGCGCCCGCAATCGCTCATACCAGATCGGATCGATCTCGCCAGTCCGCATCTGAATCGAAACTTGCTGACCGGGCAGAACGATTTTATTCATTTCAAAACGTCCGCAATCATGTCAGCCGACATGAACAAAAACGGCACCCGTGCCGATTCTCTCAGTCTCCAGCGGACACCTTGCACTTCCGCCTGACCCCAAATCGACGACCGGACCCGTTTGTCCGTCAGCGCCTGACGACCGACCTTGACAATCCGCGGATTGCTCCAAGTCTGACCGCCATCACGCGAAATCGAAATGTCGATCGCAGGATCGGTCTCCTGCGGCTCCTCACCGGTCGCCAGTCCCGTGCCTTTGGTGCAATAGAGCTCGAGCGTGTTGATCCGCACCGCCTGCGGAAACTGCCCCAACGGCCCGGTCTCGAGCTCTATCCGCAAAGGCTCACCAACCTCGTCATGGCTATCGCCGTTAATTCGCAGCACTGATTGCGACTGCAAATCACCGCAATACCATTGGTTATTCCACGCCATCACCGGCATGGTGCCACGCCAATATTCCTGCAGATAAGACTTCCGCTCATGCCAGGACCCGACATCGGTCTCATATTCCCATGTCCATGTCGGTCCCTGCACCACGACAAAGCCATGGCCATTCGCAACATAAGTGCCGACCCTGATCGTGGCCTTGTTGGCCTCACGCTGAATCCGCAACTCGATGTCGGCGGTCGAGATGGCCTGCGGCGTATAACCGTTGAAGGTGTAGACCTTCATATCATCGCCAACGAAAAACAGCCCCTTGCCGAACCCGTCCGTCGCGCCATTCATCGCATAAGGACCGATGATGCCGCGATTGATGGTCGCCACATAACTGAAGGGATAGCCCGTGACGTTGGCCCCGCCCCAGACTTCCATCGAATTGGACCCGCACAACAGCAACTGGCCGTTACCGAGCGGTATCGGCCGATACAACGGGTCCGGCTTGGACTCGGCCGTCGCAAACATCGTGGTATCGATGCTGGTCGAATTGACGCCGGACGCCCGCGTCGTGGCGTCGCCATAGGTAAAAATGAAAAAACTTTTCAGAAAATCGACCGCATTGGGGGTGCCGACATCACCATCAGGATACGGATTGACCGCAGCTCCCGTGACATCCAGAACTGAAACGCTGATTCCCGGCGAGACAATCACGATATCCGGTATCGTCGCATTGTTGCGAGACAGGAAACACGGCGCAGTGCCAGTAATGGTGCCAGAAAACTCCACGACGATGCCGCCCTGATCGATCTGGTAGACATGCGAGCCCATGACGACATAAAGAAAACCGTTGACGTAAATGCCACCACGGAAATTCTCATCATCAGTCGCCGCAAAATCGATCAGTCCTGGCACCCTGGGATAGGCATATTGCGCGCCTGCGGTTTGCGCCAACTTCTCCGGATAACAATTGATCAGACGACCGCCAGCCGCCTGCGGATGCCGGCCAGGAGCCGTCAGCAGCGGGAAAGGAATGCTTGTCATCGTCAGAAGTAATTGACTCGGAGAATTTCGTAAGTCGGCGGCGCAGCAGCCAAGCCGCGTAGCCGATCCTCGTGAATCAGCACTTGCGCCATATCGACCGGCTGATTGGAAAACTTGGCTGCGGCATGAATCGCCAGCAGCCTCGCCAGTGTCATGAAGAAGCGTTCCGGGATTTCGTCACGATCGCCAATGAAGACGATGCTCGACACTTCGGCCAGCACATCGTCGACATTGACATTCAGCGTGTCGTATTCCGGCTGCCCGAGCGCTTCACCCGCGACCGCTTTGCCGAGGATCGCCGCGGCTTCGTAGATGAGCTGGTCGGCCGTGCGCGTGTCGGACATGGCTTCTTCTTACTTTTTCTGGATTTGCGCGCGGCCTTCGTGCGAGGGGGTGCCGTGGTCCTCCTTCTGCAAGGATGGCTTCTCGGCCTGTTCATCGACGTGGCCCACTTTCATGAATTTGTTATGTTTGGCCGCCTCGATGATCGCAGGATCGTAAACGTCGGTCGACTTGCCGTCGAAAAACGTATACCCGCCCCATTCCAGCACCTTGTTCTCGCCTTGGGCATTGTAAGTGATACTTGCTTTCATGAATTCCTCCGATTGAAAAAAGGTCTCGTGGGCCGGACGCTATCCCGGCTTCCATCCTGCGCCTGGTAACGGCCTGGGATCGTCAACCGTTACGCACTCCGATCCTGAGAGTCTTCCTGAGCGCAAATTGGCAGTTTGTCAGGGAGTAATTTACCGTGTGTCTGCTTTCCACACCGCCACGAGATTCGGTCAACGGACCTTATGGGCCGATGTAGCCTTCCATGAAGAACGTCCCGCTGCCGGCTTGTGCACCAGCAAAGGTGCCGCCGAACGACAATAAAATTTCGGTATCGGCAGGGAACTGGTAGCCGACCGCGCCCGCGACGATTGCGGGCACTGCCGCTCCGGTCTGGGCCGCCGTGCTGGCGCTGACCAGACGAGCAGCGCTGAGGGCGTCACCAACGCTGACGGTGACGGTGGTGCCGGTATCGAGATCAGGGAATGTTCCCGAGATCGATTGAACAACAAAGTCTCTCGGGACCACACAGACCGCGACCTGATTGGTTGCGCTGATGTCGGCGAGAACGACCGAGTAGGCGCCGCCAAAGATCTTTTTGGTGCGGGCAAATCCCTCGCTGCCCGCTTGCGGCTGCCGGTAAGCTCTACGAAGTGCCATTTCAAGTCTCTCCTTCAAGGTTATGTCCGCCGCGCGGGACCAATTCCCGCGCGGGTTATGTCCACCTGTTGGACTGTTAGGTAACTATTACTGGTTGGCTGGCGCGATCACGAAGCCCGTGCCCATGCCCCAATCGACCAAATCGGCGCCTGCCGTTGGCATGGCCGCATTCAGCGGAGCCTTGGCAACCTTGCCGATGCCATATTGCGCTTCGATTCCCATGCCTTTGATAAAGTCATAATCACCGTCCTCGAGCCGCGTTTCACGTGGCGCCTGCCCGAAGGCATAGGCAACCGCAGCCTGGCCACACATAAAGAAGGGCTCAACGTCGGCACTCGCGCCGCCAATGCCGGCGAGCAGGAGCCGCGTGGTGATCTCCGGAATTTCCAGATAGTAAACTCCGTCAAACACCAAGCCGCCACCCGAGAAGATCGGATTGGCTGCCGGCGGTCCGCCGTCAGGCTGCGTGCGAACGCGCGCATCGCGATTGGCCTGATACATCACCGGATCGCTCTTGAGATCGCGCATCGCACGCGAGCCCAGGAAGCAGACGTACCATTCCTGATCCGTCTCCGGGGTCATCCAGGGAGTAACTTTGGGCCGGCCGTTATAAACACCCGGATTGGCCGGGTCCATGCCGGTCGCCTGGAGCTGCGACTTGAGCAGAGAGCCGACCGCCGCCGTCATCTTGTCGCTCGCAACCACCATGTTGGTGGCAGAGGCCGCGAACGTCGATGTGCGGTTCGAAATCTTCGACCCGAACAAGACGCGATCATAATTTGCGACTTCCCAAGTGTCCTTCTGTCCGGAAGTGGCTGCGGACCACTTGACGCCGTTCACCCGGAAACCAGGCGCGCTCAGCCGTCCAGCCGGGACCGCCGCGGTCGGGATCGACAACAGCGTGTCGACAATGTCGTCGCGCACGATGCGACGCGCCCACGCGCGCAGCAATTGCCGTGCCGTCGATCGAATCGAAAACGACGATTCCTTGTTGACCGCCCGGTTGTTGGCGACCGCGTTACGCGCCCAGTCTGCCCAGACCGGGAAGCCGTAAGAGTCGATGAACTCCTCATTGCCGCGCAACACACCGGCGCCGACGCCGGGACCGGTCAGTTGCGTGACGAGCGGAACGTTGATCTGCTTGCCGTCGGCAGCCAGATCCGACAGCCGCACGATGGGATAGGTCGAATCCGCTCCCATGAACGGATCGAAGCGCGACGCGCGCAGGAAGTCGAAGAAGACATCCCTGCGAAACTTGATGACTTCATTATTGGGGTGATTGTACGTAAAGGCCATCGGCCGACTCCTTCAAGAGTCAGCCGGCTAACGATTCGTGGTCGGATATCCTGGGAGTACTATCGTGGACGCTTCGCCGACCGGCTCGTAATGTCCGCGAAAAGCTGGGCGTCGCTCACGTCATCCTGCTGATCTGCAGGATGCAGCGCGGTCGAGCCCACTCTCGCAATCGAGGGCAGCGAAGACTGGTCAGACTGAGACGTGAATTGACCATTAGCGGCGCGCGCTTGCTCACCCCTGGCCGGTTGCGCCGTGACCGGCGCCTGGCCCCGTGCCGCGGCAATGACCGCGGCTTGGTATTCGGGATTGAGCATTGCCGAATCGAGAATACGCTTGTTGTAGGCGGCCAAATCATAGCCGACCTGCGCAAAGGTCTCTTTCTGCTGATGCCAGCGCATCAGATCCCCATAAGGATCCAATGAGCGCTCGATCCGCTGATAAGTCGCGAACGCATCGGGATCTCGAGCGCGAAGACCGCTCTCCATCGCCACATACGCCGCATTGACCTTTTCCGGCCCGAACTCGCGCACCGCGTCCCGCCTGGAGTAGAACTCTCGCGTTTGACGCAA